AAGGAAACAGCCTACAAGCTCACCGACGGCGAAGGCCTATACCTTATGGTCAACCCGAACGGTTCGCGGCTCTGGCGGCTCGCCTATCGCTTTGGCGGCAAGCAAAAGACGCTCGCCATCGGCGCTTACCCGGTCATCACCCTGGCGGCCGCCAGAGAAAAGCGGCTCGACGCCAAGCGCCTGTTGGCGGCCGGACGGGATCCGTCAATCGAGAAGCAGGCGAAAACGCTGCGATCCAGGACGTTCGAATCATTTGCCCGTCGCTGGCACGACAAGGAGAAGTCCGAATGGGTCGAGGCGCACGCTTTTCGGGTGCTGAACCGGCTTGAGCGCGACGTGTTTCCGGTCATCGGGCAACGGGCGATCGACGACATCGAGCCGCCCGACGTGTTGACGTTGCTGCGCACTGTGGAGGAACGCGGAGCCCTGGACATCTCCAAGCGCTTGCGCCAGTCGATCAGCGCCGTGTTCCGGTTCGCGATCGCCGAAGGCCGCGCCAAGCACAATCCGGCCGCCGATCTGACTGACGCGCTCAAGCCCAAGCCCAAGGTGCAGCACTTCGCCAAGATCCGCGACACCGAGATCCCCGACTTTATGCGCAAGATCGCCGCCTATGATGGCAGTGAGCAGACGCGTTTGGCGATCCTGTTCACGCTGCATACCTTCGTGCGCACAAGCGAAGTCAGGTTCGCCGAATGGTCGGAATTCGAAGGCGATCTTTGGCGGATCCCGGCCGAGCGCATGAAGATGGGGCGCGAGCACATTGTCCCGCTGTCGCGCCAGGCCGCCGACCTCTTGCCAAGGATCCGCGAGCACGCCGGCGAAAGTCGTTACCTGTTCCCGTCGCGCGGCAAGAATGGGGTGATGAGCGAAAACACCATGCTGTTTGCCCTCTACCGCATGGGCTATCACTCGCGCCTGACGGTGCATGGGTTCCGCGGCATGGCCTCGACGATCCTCAATGAGCACGGCTTCAACCGCGACCATATCGAAAGGCAATTGGCGCACGTCGAAGGCAATGACGTGCGCGGCGCTTACAACTCGGCCGAGTGGCTGCCTGGCCGACGCGAGATCATGCAGTGGTGGTCTGATTACCTGGACGCAGCCGCGCCGCCCACTGGTTGAGCTCAGACTCGCGCCAGCGCGACGATCCCGCGCCGACCTTGACCGGCTGCGGAAACATCTGCGCCTTGACGTTGCGGTAGATTGTGGACTTGGCCAGGCCGGTGCGCTCGATCACTTCTCGCAGGCGTAACAGTCGTTCCATTGGGTGCCTCCCGAATCGCTAACGGTTCGATGAAGCCCCAAATGGTTCGATTTTGCAACCACTAGAACCATGCGGCCGCTATGTCCCGCTTGGGCTGGACGTGCGTGCGCTGTGGCGGCTCGACCTTTCGCTTCCTTTCGGCTTTCGGCGTCTTTGCCGCTTTGGTCGCTTTCAGCGCGGCAGGCTCTTTGGGCTTCTCCACCAGGTAAGGGTACTCGGCATCGACGCCCGCGCCCCATGCGTAGACTTTCTTTTTAAACTTGCAGCCGCCCTCGGCCTTGTAGGCTGCAACATGGACCTCGCCGCGCTCGTGCATCATCCTGACTTTCTTGGAGAACTCATCGAGGCTGAATCCCGACAGTTTGCAAAGCTCTCGCGACGTCGATGGTTTGAGCTGGATGAGAGCTCGCACGATGTTGTCGAATGTGTCTTTCTCGGCCGCGTCGATCATGGCCATGGCCGGCTCAAGAATCTCGGGAAATGACTTTGCCAAATCCAATAACATCAATCTGATCTGCCCGCGGGGTAAATGATTCTTCTCATATTTGCTCATGGTGTTTCCTCAAAAGTTCTTTCTTGGGCAATGCCATTGTAAAAATGCTGCTGTTTCGCAACTTCACCATGCGCAGGCGCGATGACTTCAATGATCTCTCCTGGGCGGTGTAGGGTGCTGGCTTGGCTGCGTCATTTTTGTTGCCGAGGGAGTACTGCGCACGGATGTATGTCCGCTTCCCCCGCACGTTTCTAGCGTATCCGCTGATGTAGATGCGCTGGTCAAAGTCACGGGTCTTCTTGCGCAGCCTGGACAACACAGAGGCAACCTGGTCGTGCGTCAACCCAAGACGTTCGCATATCTCGTGCTTGGTCAATGGATCGTCCTGCAACAGGAAAAGGATACGATCAATCGTGTTTCCCCAAGCACGCTTCATGCGTTCTTCTCCTTGAAAGCATCAATCAAATTTTTTGCGTAATCAGTGGGCCAGGCCTTGCCAGATCCCACCGAGGCAATGGCCTCCTGAAATGCTATGAAGGTCTTGCGCCTGATGGCTTCGATCTCTTTTTCAGTCAGATCGACCCATTCGCGCTTCGCTGGTGCGGTATAGATACTTCCTTCCTGACCGACATCATTGCTGCCAGTACACGCAAGCCTATGATCGCTTGCTTTCGGGCATCGCTTGTTGCCGCACTCGGGGCACAAGATCATTTTGGTTGCACTCAACGGCCACAAACCAAACCATTCGCGCAAGTCCTTTTCCTTGATGCAACGGTGACATTCACATCCGACTGGATCTTGCTCAGGCTGTGCTTTTAGGCGTTCAATTTGATTTTGCAGTTGCATGACGCACACACCGCACTTAGCCCCATCATCAGCAACAATACCGTCACCGCACCCACACCAAACAGGCTCTTGCTCAGGCTGTGTGATGGCTTGTTCCAGCGAAAGCAGATGACGTATCCACATCTGCGCGGTTCCTTTGGTCATGCTCCAGTCGGACATCCGGATTACAAACTCCGGGTGATTATCCCAACCGGACGTTTCCATGCAGTCCTTCATCGCTCCGATAGAAACAGTTGGGTTATTTCCATAGAAAGCGAGAAACGTCCTTAGTGCTAGGTTCTCGCCGTCGTCGTCTAGCAATTCGCGGTCGCTCATATCAGCATCCCCCGCCGCCAGATTGAATCCCACNGGCCGCGTCGCTCGCCTTGTGCGCCGACCACCAGTTTTGAATCGCCGGAAGTTTCGGCACGATGTTCAGCGCTTCGAGAATGGAAAGCGTCTTGCACGCCATTCGGGTGACGACCGTGCTGCGTCGGATGGGCTCGAAGGCTGCGCTCCCATTAAAGGTATGGGTTGTCACGCCGTTCTCGAATTTGATGGTTCCGCCAATAAATTTCGGAGCGCCTTCGTATGTAATGATGACGGGACCGCCCGCGCCGCCTTGCCCGGAAATGCCACCGCCTTTTCCGCCCGCTGTGACAATGGTAATCATTTGAAACTCTCCTGGAATTTGCAAACTGCTTTCTGGCGCATTTCCTCGTAGTCTGGATGGTCGGGCGAGTAGAGCACGCCGCCCAAGATGACGTCGCCGCGTGTTGGCGGTGTGTCCGCCATGCCGCCTTCGCCGCCTTTGGCTGTTTTGACTTGCTGCCACTCGCCGTCAGTGAACCTGTAAACTTCGCCCGTTTCGTCTTGCTGGTACATTCCTTCAACTGGTTGAATCGGACGCGCCGCTTCTGTTGGGGAAGGTGTGGCGATAGTTTCTTCTGGGATGAGCGACTCCGCAGGTTCGGGGGCGGCCAAGCGATCAAACAGGGCGTCAGCATGGGCGACCGAACGTTTGGCGATGTACTGCACCCAATGAACAAGCGGATTGTATTGCTCGACCGGGATCCCGAGCGTCATGGCTGCGAATTCGACGGACACTTCGTTGCCGGACAAAAGCCCTTTCATGGCTTCGACCGCAAAATATTCACGCTTGGTAAGCCCGTAATTGACTCCGCCGCCGCCATAGCCGCCGCCGCTCATGAGGTCAGCCCCGCCGCTACCTGGATAGACTCGCATTGGATGGCCGCCATGCTGGTAATTGAGTGGAAAAGCAAACCCGCTTTGATTTTTGATTGTCATATCAGTTCCTTGATAATGGATTAGGTGATGCGAATACTTCTGGTTGTGTGCTTATGTATTCATCTGCTTGAGTTTGGCGTTGATTGCCTGAACGAATAGGTATTGCTCCTTGTGTGAATCCATCTCACCAAAGTCAGCGGCGATTGCCATTGCCCCTTCAAATGTCAGATCAACCCATTCACGCTTGGGTGGTGCGGTGTAGAAAACAGTTCCATTTTTAAAACCGTGTTCACAATCTTTATCTGGAACTACGGGACACCACATCCCATAAGATTGGTCGTCAGCCTTAGACAAATAACAAATTTCGCCGTTTAATACTTTTAACGCCACAGGCTCTTGCTTCTCTGCTTGCTCAATGGCTTGGCGTAGGGCGGCGATGGCGTTGTCTTGAAGACGGATCATTTCATGTCTGCTACTCATAGAATTGATTTCGCAGAGTTTTGCGCCACAGATGTCATTCAACGCTTGCTTCATGGCTTCTGTGCTCATTCCAGATCCTCCGCTGTAAATTCACACTCGCGAACGTTCTGGATGGTGAAATACCGGGACAGGTCGATGTGCTTTCGCGCCCAGGCTTCGATCACCTCAAGCAGTTCAGTCTTTGCGTCGTCAGTAACGTCGCTGCAATCGTTCTCGTAGAACTCGCCTATTTCGTCGTAAACGCGCTCGTCCATGTTCTCTAGGATGCTCTCTACCGTCCAAGAATTGATGCCGGCAGTAGGGTCGAGGCGAACCCCATCCCCTTCAAAATAGACGTCGCCAACCTTGGGCTCACAATCGCAGGCGTCAATGGCGTCGCCCAAATTCCCAAGCGCGAAATTCTCGCCATCAAGCGAATAGCATTTTTCGATCATTTGTTTCTCCCCGCGCCGGCAAGAAAGCCGAGCTCAAAAGCCTTGCGAAGCGTCATGATGCTCAGGTCGCCCTGTCGCGCCTGCACGAAACGCTCCGCCTCGATATGCGCCTGGTGCAAGAGCTTGGAGTATTTTTCCTGGCGCTGGCGCAGTTCCAGCAGTTCAAATTCTTGATCTTCAGTCATGTCCTTTCCTTGGTTATTCGCTGCACTCGATTGTCAGGCTTGCATCCTGGTACACCGCGGCCTCGCAACAATGGCTCACAGTCGTCATGCGTCGATCGACGCCGCGGTAGCCCCAGGCCTCGTAAGCGCCGATGCCCTGGTCAACTTCACGCGTATCGCAGGCCTTCCCACATGCGCCGCAGAACGGTCCATGATCGACGGCCATGCACCGCCCCGACTTGGGGCGATGCGGGAAAGCGTAGGACTTGCACAGGCAATTCATGGCTTCTTCTCCAAGAGGCGCTTGAGATCGGCGCTAAGCGTCTGGATCCTGGCTTTCGTGTCAGACTGGATCTTCCACTTGGCGATCTGGTCGAGAAAGGAGGCGGCTCGCTTCATGGCCTGCCGCCAGCCTTCGGGCTCGGCTATCGCGTCGCCGCCCTCCAGCTTGCTTTCCTCGTAGGCGAGCACATCTTCCTCGCGATACCGGATGGTGTTTTGCCCGATCCGGATGAAGGCGGGACCGATGCCCGCCCGCCGCCATTGCTGAAGGGTGCGCGTCGAGATGTCTAAGCGCTTGGCCAGATCGACTTCGGTTATGCGTTTGGTCATGGCCGTCACTCTCCCGCCTGCATGGGCTCAGGAACCTCGTCAGGCTCTTGCGCGGATTCGACCGGCTGTTTGCCCTTGATGATGTTCGCCAGGCGCGAGGACTTGTTGGGATCGGCCTCGATCTGCTTGATAGGTGCCGCGGGGATCTCAGCGCTTACTCCACGCTGATTGAAGGCGTCGAACCCCATAGCGTCGTTGTCGTGCTCGATGACGCGATCGAGACGATCAGAGGACGACGGCAGGAGCTTGTAGGCGCGTTTGATCGCCGACTTGATGGCGAATTGGTCATACCACTTAGTCCAGCCGGGGCCGTTCGCAGATTTCGACGCGGCGCGAACCTTCTCGATGTCGCGCTTGGACATGACTTCTCGATGCGTCTCGCCGTTTTTCAGTTTGACGATCACATAGGCGGCGATCACTTCGCCGGCCTCGTCCGCGCCCATGTAGGGACGATGGACAATGCGGGGCTCGTCGCCGCGCTCGAAGGCGAATTCGTCCTTCTCGTAGACCGCGGCCGCATCGACGCTTGCCACCTCGCCCGAGTTGCGCATGGCCTTGAGGAGCCCGCGCACCATCGGCAGGAATTGAACCACATCAACCCAATATTCCTTGCCGCCTTCCTTCATCTTGGTCGGGTAGATGTTGAGCACGGCCTCGCGCCCATCGGGCATCAGGCCATCCTGGGCGGCTCGCATACACGCCCCAAACAGGCTTCGGCGATCGGCCTCCATCAGTTTTGAATTCATCTGGACGGCCGTGATGACCGTGCGAATGAAACGGTCGGGGTCGATGTCCTTGGGCAGAGCCTTGGCGATTTCCTGGCGCATCGGACCTTCGAGCGTGGCTCGCAGATCCTTCATAGCGTTGACTGGTGCGTTCATTGTGGTGTTCTCCGTTTGGTTTTGAATGGTGCGATTAGTCGTCAATGTGCTCGATCTCGCAGACCTGAAAAGTCTGGCCGTCACAAATCATCTCGTGCAGCAAATCCAGATCCTCATGCGCCCGCTGCGAGGACAGGTAGGTGCGAATGACCTTTTGCGTCTTAGTCACGGTCTTTGTTCCATCTTCAGAGACTCCGCGCTCTGTCGTGGTGCCGATCAAGACGTAGTTGTCGCTGGTGCTCATGCCGCCACCTCTGTAATGCGGACGTTGCGGAACGGTGCGACTTCGGCCTCGATGTCCACCGGCTTGGTTTGCGTGAGGGTGATCGTCAGGCGCTCGCCTGCCTCCTTGCGGTAGGCCTTGAACACCGCCTTGTTGGTGCCGGCCGACAGTTTGAAGCCCTGCGTCGTGACGCTCTTGGCCGCCTTGATGATCGTCAGGATCTCTGCGCGTGCGGCTTTCTTGCGATCGTCGGCGTCCTTGGCGTCTTTGGCGGCCTGCTTGTACTCAATGCAGCGGGCGATCAGGGTCGCATTGTCGGACAGGTCGATAGACGAGCCGTCATTCTCGACATAGATCTGTCCGATCGTCTCGGCGTCATTGAGATAGTCGGGCTCGGGCGGGTTTTTGGTGTTAACCCGCGTCCAGAAGGCGGTCACGCGCTCCATGATGGCCGCGCCAACATCCCGGTCCCGTTCGCGGATCACGACTTTGGGCGTGTTGCCGCCAACCAAGGGGGCGATCAGCGCCCAATTCAGATCCGCGACTTCCAACTGGTGCTGAACCTGGAATTCAATATGCACCGGCGCTTCGATCGTCTCGCCGTCCTCGATCCAGCCGCGGCGGAATTGCAGGCCGTCCACGTTCTTGACTTCCATCACCCCTGCCCCGTGGGCGCGGAACATATCGCGGGCGCTCTCGTCGCCCTCAAAGCCTTCGACGATGCCGACGATCTTGAAGTCAAAGGATGAGCCCATGCGCAAGTCAGGGATGCGCATATAGACTTTGAACGGCTCGACGATCAGGCCGTAATCCTCGGCGATGCCGGCGGCGATGGCGGCTTCCAGGCGATTGCCCCAGACCATGCGCTCATTGGCTTCAAAGCTGTCGCCTGGCAGCGTGCCGGCCTTGCGATGGTACATCTCGAATTCGGTGACGTAGGGCGACGAGGCGAACAGCGCGGCCGCTTCCGTTGAGGTCACGTCCTGGCGGCGCATGGCCAGCCATTCGGCCTCGGTTTCAAAAGCGATGATTTCACGTTTCATGTGGGCTTCTCCGATGATTTAGACATCTGCCTTAAGTGGCAGTGATGTCATTATCATACCATCGGTTCGGAAATGCAACCACTATTTCGGAGAAAAGAACCGCGACGGTGCGAAAAGGCAACGCGCAGCTCGGGGGGAAATTGCAAACTTTAGCTTGGCCAGAGCAAAAAGCGCTCAGTTGCGGGTGATGAGAATCGGCGTGGCCGACTTTAATATGACGTTCTCGCGGGTGAATGGACCGAACAGATTGAACGTGCCCTCCTGGTAGCCGCGCTTGACCGTGGCCACCACGCCGGGACCGTCGCTGATCTGGCAGAGCGAGAAGCGCCCGAGGCATGATTGATCGACTTCGCTTTCCTCTCGGCAGAAGAACAGCCAGCCATCCATCCATTCGAGCGGCGTGCCATGCGTGCGGCATTGGACGGCCACCGACTCGGCTGGCATTTCCTCGGGCGCTTGCGTGCGCTCGATCACGCCAGGCTCGTGCAACGCAACGGTGCCGTCGCCTTTGACCACCCCGATCACGGCGATCCGCCGGCCGGTCATTGGACGGACGGTGACGCCGGCGTTTTCGACGATGCGATACAGCGGCTCGCCAAAAATGTTCGATAACTGAGAGGCTTCGTCCAATTGCAGCTTGCGAGCGCCGTTGAAGGTCAGGCTCAATTGCGAGTGTGACATTCCCATTCGCTGCGCCAGAGCGCGAAGCGACAGGCGCTTGGCCTGCATCAACCCTTCGAAATAGCGCCGGTTCAAACCATCCATAAACACATTCCATTTGTTTCCGTTCGCATTTTGCACCACATACCCTTTTACGCAACCATCATGTACGATATAATGGTTGGGTTTTCAAACCACATGAGCCTACCCCATGAACGTCACCACAGAAAAAGACATTACCGGAGAGGTCGCCAAAGCGCTTCGAGAGCAGGCCGGACTGACCCAGAAGGCCTTTTGGAACGCGCTTGGCATCACGCAGGCCGGCGGCAGTCGCTATGAGCAGGCCAAGTTAATTCCGCGCCCGCTCCGGATCCTCATCTACACCTTGTACGTCGCTGGCGTGCGCGTTGACGCCACCTCCAAGGCTGGAGCCGAGCACCTGGTCATGCTTGCAAAGCTTCAGGCGAGCGGGACGGCCGAGAGCCGCGCCGTGATCGGCGAAAAGATCATGGAAGCCATGACCCACGCCAACAAGGCGTCGAAGATTTTAGCTGCACTGGAATCCTAATCCAGGCGGCATTTACCAAGGAGAAGTAAATGGCACATCTGACAGGTTTGTTTCGTCTCGGTCGAGACGCTGAATTGCGCTACACGCCGGAAGGCAACGCGGTCGCCAATCTGGCGCTCGCTTTCAACCACGGCAAAAAGGGCGCGGACGGCAACCGACCGACGCAATGGGTTGACGCGGCGCTGTTTGGCAAGCGTGCCGAATCGCTCGTTGATTACCTGGTGAAAGGCGCGGCGATCGTGGCGACGTTGCAAGATCCCCACATTCGCACCTACGAGAAAAAGGACGGAACGCTCGGTTACACGCTGTCCGGTAGTATCCTAGATCTTGAGTTTGCCGGCGGGGGCCAACAGCAACAGCGATCCGAGCCGCGCCAGCAGCAAGAACGCCCGGCTTCGCCACCGCGCCAGGCTCCACAGCGCCAGCCCGCGGATAATCTGGCGGACATGGACTCTGACATCCCCTTTTGAAGGAACACCTAGCATGAACGACGAAGTAGATATTGCAAACGACCGCATGATGGCAGACACGGAACGCGCAATATCTGCCGCGCGACAGATGCAGCCGCCACCCGAACCGACCGATATTTGTCTGAACGGGTGCGGCGAGCTTCCCGCGCTGAATTCCCGCTGGTGCAGTAAAGAATGCCGTGACGACCATCAGCACCGGGAACGCATGAAAAAGATCCGCGGCGGCCTTTAGCACCATACTGAATGATATGGACACAAACTCCGAAGAACACCGCCACCAATGCGAGGTCCGGCATTTCCTGCGGATCCGGCGCGACGATGGGCGTGATGCTGTCACCAAGCAGCTCAACTACATCGGCCAGAAGCGCGGCGAAGCGGCTGCGGGGCGATTGCTGAAAGACATCAAAGAACAATGGGAACGCGGCAACCGCGGCCAACAAGGCGACTGGAGAAGTGAGTGAACGATGAATCTGAAATTAACATTTTTCGCTGCCTGGATTTCATTCGAGATCATGCGGCGAGCTATGCAAAGGCCAAAGCCGAGCGGATCTATCTGGAAGAATACCGAAAGACCAAAAAAGCCCTGTGCATGAGGGCGGCCGAGGCGGACGGGTTTAACGCCGTCAACGCCCAGGAGCGTGAGGCCTACGCCGATCCGGAATACCAGGAGATCATCCGAGGCCTGCGCGACGCGGTTCAGGAGGAAGAACGCCTGCGCTGGTTGATTATCAGCGCCCAGGCGAAGATCGAGGTCTGGCGAACCATTGAGGCGAACAAACGCGCCGAGGCGAAAAACTTATGAGCACCGCAGAAGAAAAGCGGTTCATGAGCAAGGTCGCCGAGCTCGGGTGCGTGGTGTGCAGGAATCTCGGACACGGGCCAACGCCGGCGGAATTGCATCATCCCCGCACAGGCGTCGGCAAAGGCCAGCGATCGAGCAATCTGGACGTGATCCCTCTGTGCCCGACGCATCACCGCCTGGGCGGCCATGGCGTCGCCTTCCATGCCGGCCAAAAGACCTGGCAGGAGAAATTTGGATCTGAATGGGATCTCGTGGCACAGATCAAGCGCGAGATTGGCGGCCATGAGTGAGGCGCTCCACCAACAGGCGCTTTTCCAATGGGCGCGAAACCCGGCGATAGTCAAAACCTATCCGGATATAGATTTGCTCGAAGGCACGATGAACGGCGTCAAGCTCACCATCGGCCAGGCCGGCAAGGCGAAGGCGGCCGGGATGCTCAAGGGCGTGCATGACGTTCGCTTGCCGGTCGCCCGAGGCGGATACTTCGGCCTGTCCATCGAAATGAAGTTTGGCCGCAACAAGATGACCGACGAGCAGATCTGGTACGCGAATCGCCTGACGGAAAATGGCTGGTCTGTGCATACCGCGTACAACTGGCAG